CGGCCTTCAGCTTCAAGTTCTGCTGCTTGAGTTGTTGCGCGTAGTGCAAGATGCGAAGATGTCCCCGCGTCCATCATCTTCTTTGCCATCTCCGCAAAGCCTGAAGCGTCTGATGCTCCACCCCCACCGCCACCGCCACTCGATTTAACAACCTTCGCCACCGGAGAAGCTGCTGTATCAGCCGCTCCACCTCCTTTGCCCGCGCCAGGACTCCAGCCAGATGTCAACCCAGACTGAACATCCAGATCACGCTGTTCTGAGAGCATTTTATTCCATCTCTCATCCTCGGTCTTTTGCGCTTTTTCCTTGTCCGCGACTAGCTTGTTGACTCGCTCAGTCTCAGCGGCCAGTTTCTTTTGCGCCTCAATATTATTATTTGTGGCTTCGACGTAGTCGTTTGCGTCTTTTATCGCCTCCTTGAACCCGCTTCCACTCTTAAGGCTCTCCGCAAACGCCCCAACAAACCTACCTAGATCATTATATTTTTTAATAAGCTTCGTAAAGTGATCAATCACCGGACCGACAACCTTGCGGATTCCATCAACGGCTGTCGCTGTTTGCTTTGCCCATCGCTTAATTGAGCCGTCTTTTACCAAACCCTGAATGGCTTTGGTCAAGTCCCCGATGGTTTCTTTAGAAAGTCCGAGAAGTTCATCACCGAACTCGGCTGAAGCAATCCCCATATTATCCATTAAGGTTGACCACTTACCCGCGCCGGTTGATGAAAGCTCCTCCATTGAGCCACTGAATCGGCCCATCTCGCCATTCATCTTACCCCAGATTGTCTCAAATGATGCGCCAGACTTCTGGAGCTTCTCCATCTCATCGCGGACTTTAGGCGTGAGAATCCCCATCTCTTGGAGGCGCATTGCAGCCTCACCAAATGGCTTTCCACTTTTTAGCATGGAGTAAGCCCGACCAACCCAGAAGGAAACCTCTTGAATTGGCGTCCCGACTGCTGCTGCCGCATCACCAATTACCCTTAGAGATTTAGCCGAGCCTAGTACGCCTTCCGTAAAGACCGTGAGCTTTTTGGATGCGTCGAGGAGTTCAGGAAGCTGGAAAGGCGTAGACGCTGCAAAGTCTCGAAGCTCGTTGAATCGCTCGATTGCTGCTTCAGTTGATCCGAGCAGGCTCTTAAGCTGAACCTTTGCCGTCTCAAATTCAAAAGACTTCTTGATTGTTCGCCCGACAACAGCCGCAGCAGCTCCAACCGCCGCGAAAGAAACCGCAGCGACCTTCGCCATAAGACGGAAGCCGGTTCCTAAAACCTTAACCCCGCCACCAATCTTCTTCAGCCCCGCCGAGACGTTATCCTTCAGGCTGATGATCAAATTTACTTTTTTAGATGCCATCTATCGCGCTCCATTCTTCTTCTATTTCCTGCGCCTTGTCTCTAAATTCCTTCAACGCTCGCAGTCTTGGTGTTGCTTTAGGAGCAACCGCCTTCCCGCCCTTCGCTGATGTCGATCTGTTTGCGTTGTCCTCGGCTACAATCCGCGCAATGAATAGATCATAGAACTCGCCGACCTGCTCGATTGGTGCCTCATAAAGCCAATGCTCTGGACTCTGCCCGTATTCGCGAATCAGGGAGGCTACAAGGCCACCAAACTCGTTGCGGACGTCTTTGCCCTTACCCTCGCCCTCTTCGCCTCCTGTGCCACCATACGAGCCACAACAACGCTCACAGATCGTTTGAATCTCTTCAGTCGTGCAATGCATCCGTTTGGATAACTTCTTGAGAGCCTTGTTCGCCTTCTTAAACTCGGAGAACTCAGAAAGAGCCTCGTCAGTCAAAGGAAGCGTCAAGAGCCAGAAGAAAAAGCCGTCGTGGTAAAGCTCTGGAATCTCCCACTCGTCGAGCTTCTCAACATACCAGAGAGATTTAGCAACCGTCAGAGGAAAAAACTTGATTCCGCAAAGATCAAAAGGGGAATTTAAAAGCCGGCGCTCTGTCTTCGTAACGCCCGCAACCTTGTCAGCTAATCGGTCAAGCTCCTCGATGCAATCAAAGTCCTCGACATCCACGACATGCTGGGTCTTTGCCTGAATCCTCTTGATCGTCTGTTTCGTCAGTTCCTGCATCTGCTTCCTTTGGTGCGTCCGAGTCGGGCGTCGATACTATCGCTCGCCGTCCTCGGTCGTCTGTTATACGTTTAAAAGCCATGTCGAACCTTACGATGTAGCGAGGTCAGTGTTTGCGTGTGCTGAGAAGGCAAACGTATCGAAGTCGCTGTTGCTGTCGTTTGTGTCGTGCGAGTCAACAAGAGGAACGAGCATGTCGTTGGTGTTACCATCAAAGTCGGCTTCAAGGAGTGTGGATGTGTTTGACGTTGGTACGCCTACAAAGTCCATTGAAAGTTCGCAGCGAGGAGTCAGATTCTTACCAACCAAGTGATCGCCTGCCTCGTCGGTCTGGTCAACGTGGTTCATTGAGAATGTTACGGTTGCGCTTGCCGGTGAGGAGTTGGAGCCGGTCGTCACACCGAAGTCAGGAACACCAAACCCGTTCCATGATATAAAGGCTTCACCGGCCTCATGTGGGAGGAAGTCGGACACATCTGCATATCCAAGCGTTAAGCCTGACGCGTGAGCGTTTGAGGCATGTTGATGACCCGTGATGTCAATCGTCACATAGTTGCCCGCGCTCATGTTGATCGTTAGGCCGGTAACAACTCCGATGGTCTGGAAGTCCCCGAACTGAGTCAGGAAGGTTCCGATGTCTGACATGAAATCAGCCCCGCAATAAGATGCGCTTTGTGAGTAGTTCGTAATATCAGCAATATTCTGCTGACATTCTACGTTGCCCACCTCGTCATTGACCGCGACGTTGGTTTCTACCACGTTCGTTCCGCTTGTCGATGTGTTGAAATTTGTGTGCAATCCGAAAAGGTTTGCTGCTTCTACTGCCACTGTTGCGTCTGCCATGAGTTTGCCTCCGTTAATTCGTTGTTAATATAATTTGATGACTCTGTTTCGTCTAGGTTGCTAGTATTCGCCCTCGGTTAGATAAAGGATCTGAAGCGGAATCTTTACCGTCCACATCACTTGAGCAACCCCGACCGTTGGCTCTGGTGGCTCTGGTAAGCCGTCAAGCATACACCAGTTCACATTGCTTCCTGATACCGTCTTGAGGTTGTCCGTTGACCGAAGCCAAGCCAGAACCGAGCTTGCAAAGTTCATCGCTTTGACCCGTGTATCGAAATAACCCTCAAGCTCTGCCTTGATGAATAGATTGCACCAGTTGCCATTGTCGCCATATGTGCGTTCTGGATCATAAGCATCGGCCTCGCTACCTGAATTAATCTTCCAAATGTTGCGGTATTTAATCGCGCCTTCTTCGTTTAATTCAAACCGGCCACGAAACGCATTGACGCGCTCTGTGCATCCGAGAAAGCTGATCAATGAGGTGAAGACTGCCCGCTCTGCTTTGTTCCATGCCTCGCTAATTGTGTTCTCGGATAACGTGAGAGTCCCAGAGAATGCGCCTGCTCCTGTGTAGGTTGAGCCTGAAAGCGTGAACTTATCGGTTGCGACCGTATCAACATCAGCGACAGTCGTGATCAGCCAGTCCGAAGAGTCGTACCACATTGCGTACGTGTCTGTTGATTCATAATAGATCGCCTGAGAGTTTACCGTCTCCTCTGTGTCGTACCAATAAACCGAACCCTGCAAAGCTGCGGGGACGGCATCGGTTGAGGTTGTTGTCTTGTCAAATTCGTATATTGGTTTCGCGCTCATTTGAATATTCCTTTCACGATGTTATCAAGCAATGTGTCGAGTTCGCCCATGATCTCTTTCTCCGAATCCGCGTATGCCTTGAAAATATATTTGTCGGTTGCTTTTCCGTCGTTGTGCTTGCCGAGCTTCTTCCATGACTTGCCTTTGTCATCGTGCATCTTCTCTGCGTAGTCACCTGCGGGTGAGTTGGATGGAACCCCGATCTCTACCCGATCCCGCTTGACCTCTGTTGTGATGGATTTCTTGAGGTTGTTTGTCGTGAATGATGATGTTGCTCGCTTTGTCTTCCCGCCTTTGAGGGTTGATTCATACTCCGCTTTTGTTGCCGATCTCGGTGCGTATGCCTTCGCTTTGCCATGAACAATCGAGCCGATGATTTTGAGCATGCGCTTGATGAACTTCTGATTTCCCTTGCTCGCTCTGGAAATCTTACGCATCAGCTTCCGAAGCTCTCGGTCGTCTATGGTTACGTCAGGCATTAGAATTTGACTCCTGTTGTCATCGTTGCCTCATAAATGAGCCTCGAAACGCCGTCTATATCCTCAACTCGCGCTCCCAGTATCTTTATCTTCGAGCTTGCCGGTAGCAAAACCTCAGCCTCCCCGAGTCCGCCTTTTTTTATGTGGGCATAAGCCTTCTTTGATCTCCACATTGAGTCAGCATAAAACGCGCTCTGGTCTTTTCCGACTGTGAACTCTAAAATTGCGCCATCTGCACCAGCAAAGCCTTTAGCAACTCTCGGTGATATTGAGGTTGATATCGGAGCATCCGACGAAATCACCGTTCCAATCATCTTGTCCGCGATACTTCTATCAGACGGCAGGTTTTTCACACCGCGCCAAACTCTGACATCCTCGCCGAGAGTTGCTTTTGACAACCCTGCGTCTATTGTTGAGAGTTGCTGCTTTCTCTTTTTTACAACTTGCGCTGTAAGCACCTTCCCTTTAACGGAATCACCAGCGACGGATCCGCGAGCAACTGCCAATATTTCCGAGGAGCCGCTTCTAATATAGTCTCGCAGGGCGTTTGAAAAATCCTTCTTCTCGTCAAGAATGCGCCCATGCTTCTCTGTAAGTTTTAAAGCTAAAGGTGTTTGTTCTTTGTTTGTTGGCAATTTAGCAGGCACAAACGTCTTCGCCTCTGTAACCTTCTTCGCTTTCGGTAACTTGTCGCCTGTTACCTTCACGCCTTTATTCGCAACACTAGCCGTCCCAAACTTGGCAGGTTTCAAGCCCTCCTCCTTGCGCTCCTTGTTGACTTCTTTGCGAGCCTCTGCGCCTTCCTTGGTTTCCTCTTTGCGCTGTTCCTCGGCTTCAGGTAATCCGGTTGGCGTTACTACGGAAAGGCTGTGGATACAATTCGGGTGGAATAGCCCATCAGCAACTGCCTCTGCATAGGTTGGATATCCCTTTGTTGTTCCGCTCATGGATAGAATCTTGCCCGCCCAGCGAGAACAAGGATCTCCAGGCTCAAGGCTTCCCGAAGTGATACCGCCTTCGACCTGTTGGAGATCGTAACCGGCTTCCGCGCTCATTGATGTGTAAGTTTCCCTCGCAACATTTGCGGAGATTGTGCGATTAATCATCGCAAAATAAGAATCCGCTTTCATCTTGCGACCGTTTTTATCTCGGAGGATTAACCCGGGACTAAACTCAGAGATCCGCGACTTCATCTCTCGCGCCATCTCAGGAGTCGTCATTCCTGACGCCGCGCCTTTGCGTAGAGTGTCGCTAACAATCACACGAATCGCGTCTGTGTCGCTCTTTGCCATTGAGCCGAACCGAGAGTTCAGCAAAACACGGTCATCGATTGTGGACGGATTAACGCGCTCAACGATGTCGTTTAAATACTTCTGGGAGAACTGCCCAAACGGAATCAGCTTGGCTCCCTTTGGCAGATCGTCGGCAACGTGTCCGACCCATTCCTTCGCAACCCGATTCGATTGCTGATCAACGAAGACATCAAACTTTCTGTTCAGCTTGATATATTCCGAGGTAATCCCACGATACAACCCAGATCGAACGGATGCAGCAGATGCGAAATTCTTCTTCTTGATGGCCTTATTGATCTTCGACTCAACCTCGCGCTGTGCATCCTTGAGGATACGCGCCAAGTCCTTTTCACCCGCTTTGATCTGCTGGCGTAATATCTTTGAGCCATCTTTCGGCATTCCTTAACCTCGCACCCATTTGCGTCTGGTCATTGCAAAGTAGCGTTGAGCCATTGGGGAGATCGTCACGCCGTAATACTTGTCACGCTGTTCTGTGTCTACCGTTTCGACCAACTCCGCGCCGGTTTCACTTCCGCGAGTTCTAACGGTTTCATCGAGGATGAATAGAGTCTGCTCAAAGTGCGCGTAATCGTCACGATATCGGTCATCAGAGGCAGGATCATATAAATCTCGGTTGAGATACGTTTCCAGCTCTCTCTGCGCCTGTGCGAGTCCGGCGGTACGTTCAGCGGTCGTGTATTGCGTCCAGTCGTATGAGCGGATATGGTTGCTCGTACTGAAGTAGGTGTTCGCCTCTGTGATGGTCTGAGTGTAAGCCATTATTTTGCCTTCCGTGTGAACGTCGCTTTGATCTTCTCTATCAGGGTTTTCGGCTTCGGTTGCCTCTTATGCTTGAAGCCTAATGATGGTGAGTACTGGGGCATTTACTTCGTCGCCTTTTTAGCAGGAGTCTTCTTCTTTTTCGGCACTTTTTTCGCAACAGGTTTTGAAGCCTCAACTTTTGGAGCTTCCTGAATGTGTTTGTATTTAGTCGTTGGTGTGTAATCGCTCATTGATTCTCCAAATTAAGTGGGGAGGTTGGAGGTCGCGGTTGACTGGACCGTCAAAGCTCCCTCTTCTGATGTCAGCGGAGTGTAGTCAGCAGAGAAGACGGCAAACGCTGCAACGAGCGCAATTAATGAAATTAATACTTTTTTCATAATATGCCTTTATTTTAATAATTATTTGAATTGGGTAATAAACTCGGGGAGGTTGGTGTTCCCTCCCCTAGTTGGTTAGCTTGTCGCAATGACGGTGCTGTTCAAGTCAACGTCAATGCTGATAGCAGCCTTGTACGTTTTAACCCCACCGATGGACAACATGCGGTATCCGTTGGCGATACGACCTTCAAGGCGTAGAGCCTCGTCGGTGATAACGTCATTGGCGAGCGCAATGGATGTTCCCATTACACCGGCAAGACCGTGAGTGTTGCTTCCTTCAGTAACACAGTTGTTGCTGATGAACGTTTCAACGCCGAAGAACTTGCCGGCATAGTTTGCATTCTTCGCGTAGTCGTCTGAGTACTGCGATGCTGGCCCCTTGCTTCCGAAGTAAAGCGTAATTGCTTCTTCGATTTCAGGTGGAGCGATGAAGTAGCAAGAACCGGCAGGAGCTTTTGCAGCTTTCAGTTCACGTTTCAATGCGCCGAACAATGCAGGCAGGTTAGCGGCGGTCGTGGCGGTGATCTGCCATGATGCAGCGGCTGGGTTCTGGGAAACGATTCCCGCGTTTGCATACTCAGCCATGATCTGGTTGTCCCAGAAGTCGCCGAGCTGATAGCCTGCATCGGTCATCACTTCGGTCATGTAGTTAACCGAGATGTTGTTCCGTTCTGCATCTTCATCCTTGAATGCAACGTACTGCTCTTGGTCAATCACGAGCTGTTGGTTGGAATCAGTCAGAGCTTCATACGTGATGTTACTATCGGTGTATTGAGCATCCGTCAGAGTTCCCATGGTCTGGATGTTCAGCGTGTCGCCTTTGCCCCAGAGTTCCTGTTTGAAGTTCTTATTACAAATGAGTTCACCGACAAGATTCTGTCGAAGTCCCGCGAGTACAACATTGCTCCAAACTTCTGGAGTGATGTCACCTAATGTTTTGGTACTAATAGCCATGATGTTTCCTTTGTGTTATTGGTTGTTTATTCTGCGCCAGCCGATGCCAAGACATAAGCGAGCGGATCAGCCGCCACCTTGCCTAGATCGGGATTTGCCACTTGCTCGCGTGTAACCGTGTTACGTTGAGCTGAAGCGTCTCCAGGCCGTGACCCTGCACCACTCGGCGCATTTGAAGCCAGCATCCCTGCATACGTTTCATTAATGGACTTTAATTTGTCTGCAACAAGAACCTCGTTTCCGAGATCTACGTCCGCAAACTCTTTTTCGATGGTTAACACCTGCAATGCTTTCGGCACATTGTCCATCCACTCAAGACCGGCCCCGATTTTATTCAGCGCATTGGATCGCTTTTCAGCTCCATACGTTGCTTCGAGTTCAGCCCGTTGTGATTGTTCGAGGTCATACTTCGACTGCAGGCGTTCAAAATCGAGCTTCAGTTTTTCGACCTCACCGAGATCTTTACCTTCTAACTCTTCAATCTTCGCCTGCAATTCCGCAGCATGAGCCTGCGCCTTCTTCTTGTCGCTTAGAATGCCATTAGACTTCCCCGTCTCCGCTTCAAGTCTTGCTTCCAAGGCTTTCAAACGTGCGTCGGTTCCATTGTCTTTGGGGCTTAGTGACGCGATAAACGCTTCATCTAGTCCCGCGGCTTTCAATGCTTCAATTTGCTTGTCATCCATCTTTTACTTCTCCGTTCGCTGTCGTGGTCGCGATCACCAATAACACAATCAAAGGTCTGTGCTCACCTAATCACCTGCTTACGGTGCAGGAGTTACCGATTAAAATTGTTCCAGATCGCCGAATGATTGAGCGGTTGGATCGTAGGTCTTGATAGCCTCGATAGCCTCTTCACGCTGTTCTGGAGTGATGCCCGCTCCGATTCGATCCATGCGATCTAAGAGCTTCTCATTTGCGATGCGTGTCATCTCGACCGGCATTGGAGCGTTGAGCGTCATGATCAAAGCCTGAATCTCTTGGTTGAAGTCGCCGATGTCGAACGTCCGGTTGTATCCTGGAACCCATTCAGGCATCGAGGAGTCAAACTCATTGACGATCTTAGCAACCCGAATCTCTGCGTTTTCTAGAACCTTGGCGCGAGCTTTCATCACTTGGGCAACGTCTTGGAAGTCCCACGCTTTGGATTCAGCCGATGCGACCTGCTTGGATTCGTTCTGAAGCATCAAGCCGACCGCGTCGAACATGTTGCGTTTCAGGCATTCCAGCTCCTCGCGTGGTGCCTTTAAAGCTCCAGAGTCGGGCATCATGTAGAATGGTTGCGCGTCTTCTGGTGAGATTAGGATCGGGTAATTCATCCCGAAAACCATCTCTGCGGCTTCGGCGGTCGATGTGCTGTAAGCGTCTGCGGTATTCTGCAAAACTGACTCAGGCATCACCGGCTGCGGATAGCTCGATTTGAAGAAGTTGGCGCGGTTCACAGACTCAATGTCCATGATCGAGCGGTTGATTGATTCGATGTCGTCAAAGCTGTAACCATGAGCAAACGTCTGCCCCACTAGAACGAACGGAACGCCTGAATGATCGGTCGGTAGCTCGTTATCTGATACAATCTCCCACTTACCCTCTTCATCCTGTTGGCTCTCGATTGTGCGGACATTGCCTGGAGTCCACACACGGCGAACCTTGCAGAGCGTTGGCTTTGCGTCTGGAGTCGTTGCCTTGTAATCCATGCCCTCGGTAATAAGCCATTCAAGCTCGCCGATCTCGTTGTACTTCCAATCAGGTACGGCTACCGGAGAATAAACGTTGATGTATGGGCGAATCTTCTTGGCCTTCTTCTCGGCCTTGGAAATCTGGTGATCTGGAACAGGAGCATCAACGCCAATCCAGCACCAACCTGCAGCGGTGATATAGTCATTTGCCTCAATCATCAAGTCATTCATTGAGCGACCGTCAGCCGATGCGTCAAGGTTCAGGTCTTCATTGATCCCCTCGCGAGTTGGAGGAGTCCCGAAAACGTATTGATCAATCTTGTCAGCGATTCGCCGAGGATATGGGAAGACATGTGATTGCTCTTTGCGTCCTGTTGCCTTTGATCCGTCAGCGCGACAACCGCCGTCCCAATCGATCTTGGATTCTCCAGCATATCGAGAGAGTCGCTTCTCAACGTAATCACGACCGCCTCTGATCGCGAGAATGTTGATCAGCATTTGGTCAGCCCGTTTCGCATAGTCGGGATTCTGGCGAGTCATAACGACCGGCAGCTTCTCTTGATCTTCTGCGAAAAAGTTCTGTTTTGCTGGATTGCGTACGTCGCCGAATGCGCCTTCGGAACCTGTGCCGGTATAATCGCCCATAATAGAAATTTCCTCTGTCGTTTTAAAACACGGGAAATCTATAACAGAATGATGATTGACGTCTAGTTTGCTATCTGGACGCTCTTTTTTTTTGACACAAGTTCGGGGGCGTTTATGTGTCAAATGCTCTGTGTGTTTACGCAAGAAAGCCCCGCCGTTAAGCGAGGCAAAACCTGTTCAGACCGTTACGATTTATATAAGCAAAAGTGCCTTTTCGATCTGAGCTTACGGTTTAAAGTCTAAGCATTTGAGTCCTCCACATAGAAGCGAGCCTTGATCGGAGTGGCTGGTTTCTGCTTCGGGTCCTTGGAGGAGCTGTAACCACTCACCGTCTGCGAGATGGTCCACGACCACTCGTCTGGATGCCCTCCCTTAAACTGCACCCCAGCAAAGCCGACAATTGAGGGGAGTTCTGATAGTAGATAAAGGGTGGCTTCAGTATGTTCAATCTCGCAAAAATAATGATTACCCTTGATGTGAATTGGATACTCCTCAAACCCGCAAGAGCTATTGCTCGCCACCTTGAAGTCGGGGGAGATGCGGAAGATGTCGCGCATTCCGATATTTAAAATTGCACATGAGCAGTTTGATCGAGTCCACCCCGCGCCATTGCACCAGTCGGTATGCTCCCAGTTATCGGTGATACACTCCCGCTCCTCCTCACTAAGCCCGCCCCATGCGGTCCAGTTGCCTTTCAGCTTCTCAATTAATTCTGTATTCATCTCTCATCCTTTCGTTTTTGTAATATCCTCGCCTGCATGTTCTGAGGCGATCCATAGTAAATCGTTTGCGGTTGGTGCTCGGTCGTGCATCGCTTCGTAGTCGTCAATGATCGCGCGGAACTCTTCAGCGTGTTTCGCTATCAGCTCGATCAGGTCGCCGTTCATGCGCCGGAATGCTTCGGCTTGTGATTGCATTTCTTCTAGGTAGCTCATTCGATCTCCTCTCTAGTCATCAGAAAAATCTACAAGGATTTTGATTTTACCGTCACTATCAAAACGCTCAAGGCTGAAAAGGTCAGCAATATCCTCGTGGATGCTTCCGGTCTTGGCGTAGTCGATCAAGTGGTGATGAACCACGGTGAGATTCTGGCCTGCGTTGTTGCAGATCGTGATATGGCTGTTTGGCTTATTGGTAGTTGTCATCTCGTTTCCCTCTCTGTTGATGCAAGAAAGATACGATACCCCTGCCTTATCGTCAATAGGTAATTGGATAATTCGTCAGTTTATTACAACCGCGCCTGAACCCTTTGACCGCTCTCTTCGCATAAGTTCCTCTAGTGCATACCTTAACGCATCCACATAGTGGTTCCAAGAGTCCACGATGATCGGCAGAATCTCCTCGGTATGCTTGTCGATCTTGTAAGAATACATCATAAATTCTTCATGAACGTCCTTCAATTCAGGCGCAATCACGATGTCAAACTGGCGCATAAAGGCAATCCCATCCTCGATTGAGTTCTTGCCCTTCTTCGATCCGCGCATTCTGGAGAAGCCATTGCGTCTCATATAACTGATCGTTTCAGGTCGGGCTGAGTCTGCGGTAATAGGCCATTTGCCGGCTCCCTCGATCTGATTAAATAAGGCAGGAGTCTTGTCGATCTCAATGCCCACACCTCCGACCGCCTTGTCAATGTAGAGCGTCCGTCCATCAATCCAACAACGAACGAACGTGGTCGGATCTTGTGAGAATCCCCAGTCTGCCCCAAAGAAGAAGCGCGTATTGCCTGGAGGAGTCGGCACATCGCCAACCTTCCAACACCCATTGAAGATCTGTGCAGCACTATGCTTTTCGAGTCCACCTTCCCAAACGTGCATGAACTTATCAGGATCTCGTCGCCGGTCTGATTCCATCTCTTGCTTCAAGACTTCAGGAAACCAAGGATTGTCAGCATATCCGACCTTCATCACCTTCGCGCCGGTCGGTGGCTCATTAGCAACGAACTCAT